ATCGTAACCGGCATTAATTTATTATGGAGTCGTTATGCCTTTATTTGTTGTAGATGCTATTCAAATGTTTCGAACCAGATATGTGATTGAATGTAAAGAAGCCGAGCATGCCGGGGATACCGTTACTATGAATGAGGCCGAGCAGTTCAGTCAGATGGATTTAGGTGAACGTATTCTAACTACTAAAGAAATTACTTATGAAGAGTTTCATAAGATGAATAAATCATTAGAAGACGGCCATGGTGATGGTACTCGATACCAGTTTGAAAATGGTTCACCTTGGATGGGTGAGAAGATGATTCATGTGGTTAATTATGATAAGGATACTAAAGAATGAACGTACTAGCACAAGTTCAACGCCAGCGAGTTCGCTTCAGCCCTGATGATAAAAAGCACATAGATGCATATCGTCACTTTGTAGTTAAACGGAAGTGGGAGAATCCAGGTTGTCCTTATGAATTAGAATGGCCGTATCTTAGTATTCCTGATATGATTAAAGATAAGATTATTAATCACTACTTAAAGATCTAATTTAGCCCCCGTTCTGGGGGTTTTTTTATGTATAAATATACCATAATAATAAACCTTAAATGGTGGGACATGGCATATAATTATCAATCACTAGCTGGTATCGCTAAGAAGGTAACTACATATTTTGCATCTAAAAGTAAAAATGCTAAAATAAAGACCTCAAGATATAATAGTAGTATAAAGGTAGTAGAAATTGACGATATCATTATAGATATAAAATCTTTTTTAGTTTCGTTATCTTTCCCTGGAACCGTATCAGATTTACAGCCTGCTGATGAAAGAGCCATATCGGGTACTTATAAAGCTAAACTAGTTACTGTAAATAAACCGGTTCCAAGTGCTGGATTAAAAATAGGAGATCAGTTCTTTATTTTAAATGTACATACTGAAAAAGGCAGCGTAAAATCAAAAGCTTTGGCACCAAGTGCATTAGGTTTAGACTCAGTTGAATATACGAGTTTGGCAACTTTTGATAAAGATGTATTAGAGGGGATATCAAAATTAAAAGTACCGTCTGACGTACAAATGGCAATTATTGAATTATATAATGATGTTAAAAATACAAGTAAAGAGACCAGCACAGTAGCTCAGTCAACGAGTACAAGGGCAGTATTTAATATAATTAAAACTCAAGACAAGCAAGCTATTGGTAAAGATTTTGGCGAAGTACTTTCCCTTAGATGGTATCTATCCCAGTCTCTTAGCAAGGGATGGAAAAAGTTTGGTTTTGAGACTGGTAGTAATGCGGCTTTAGTTGATTATTATGTAATTAAAGAAGTAAAGTAATGGCTAACGAAATTAAAGTTGAAATATCTGCTAAGTTTGAAGCTGGGGGAGCGCCGTCTATTAAAGCAATTGTAAAAGAAATTGACAATGTTTATAAGAGCCCTAGCCCTGAAGAAAAAAAAGTTATTAATACTTTAAAAATTTTAGGTACTCAAGCCTCTGGAGAAACTACTTCAGATAAAATTTTAAAAATTGCTAAGAATCTGGATTTCGAAGGATATAAGTATTTAATTAAAGTTATTGAAAAACCAGAAATAACAGTTAAAGATATAAATGGGTTTGTTCATAATATTGCTAAAACTTATGATACTGCGCCAGTAAGGATTAAAGAATTTAGAAAAATATTTGATCCTTATTTTAAAATACTCCAAAAGGGGGTAAAGGATGAATCACTAGGGGTAATATTTACTACAGATAGTTTTCCTAAATATTCTTCTTCTGTAATTGCACCTTTAGGGTATTGGTTAGTTGGGTATATGAATTCTTTACCTTCCTTTATAAGTGTACTTAATAATGTAAGTCAGTCCCTTAAGACTGAACAGATATATTTAAATCTTACTCCTTCTAGTTTAGTATTTACAAAAAAAGTTTTTAAAGAAGCTGAATTTAAATTTGAATATGGTGGTAACGCAAAAAATGCTGATAACACTGGTATAAAATTCTCAATGAAATAAACTAATGATTAAATTTCAATCATATTTAACTGAAGCTGCTTCGGAAGAAAAGCTTAAACACTTAGAGCATGCAGAAGACCATGTCATTAATTCTGGTATGGAGGGCTTTGCCCATGCCTATCATAACTTAGAAGACGTTAAAGAACAAATTAACGGTAAGAAAAACAAGACTAAGATTGCAACTAAATACGATGGTTCTCCCTCTATTGTATTTGGTCATCATCCTGAAACCGGTAAGTTTTTTGTTTCTACAAAATCGGCGTTTAATGTAGACCCGAAGTTAAATTATACCCATGAGGATATTGAAAGGAATCATGGGCATCAGCCTGGTTTGGTGCAGAAGTTATAACAGGCACTTGAACATCTACCTAAAGTAACACCTAAGACTGGAGTATACCAAGGTGATGTAATGCATTCAGGTATTAAGTCTAAAGATAATCCGCACGGTGACATTGTTAATGAGGGTGGTAAGTATCACTTTAAGCCTAATACCTTAACCTACTCTACATCTCATGGTTCAGCAGAAGGTAAGAAGATTGCTACATCTAAGTTTGGTGTAGCTGTGCATACTGCATACGAAGGTAATACCTTGGCAGGAATGAAAGCACAATACGGGGCCGATCTTTCTCATTTCAATAAGCACCCCGACGTTCATGTTATAAGTACAGTTGACGACGTTCACAAAGCCGATCTTAATACAAATCAGGCACATACGTATGAGCATCATATGGCTCAGGCTAAACAGGCTTTTAACAGTACCGATAAAAAACATTACGGTGCTATAGAAGGTCATCAAGAACATTTAAAGACTTATATTAATAAGACCGTAAGAGATGGTACCAAGCCATCAGTTCAAGGCTACTCTGAACACTTGAGAGATCAACATCTTAAGGGTATAGCTAAGGTGAAGACGGCAAAGGCTGTAGGTACCAAGACCGATAAGATGCAAGAAGACTTAGCGCATTTAAATAAGCATTCTGATAAGTTTCAAAATATCTTAGATATGCATCATCACCTACAGGCTGCCAAAGATCAACTAGTTCATTCGTTATCTGCTAAACCTAAGTTTGAACATTCAATACCTGAACCTGGGTCAACAAAGATCACCGGGGGTAAGCCGGCTAAACCAGAAGGCTTTGTCGTTATCAGGAATAACAGACCGACTAAGTTTGTAGATAGAGCAGAGTTTAGTAGAGCAAATTTTGCTGCTAGACCAAGGTAATCCTCAACCGCCCACTTATGGATTATACAGACAAGGCAACTAAAAATCAATGAAAACATTTAAAGATATCAGAGAGAATTTCCAAAATGGCCGTAACCCAGAAGACAAGGGCGACATGGCCAGACACGGTCTTAAAGGTAAATCTATTACCCAATTAAAGAAAGTTAGATCTTCTGACTCTGCATCACCTAGAGAGAAGCAATTAGCGCATTGGAGAATCAATATGACACTAGGTAAAAAGAAAGATAAATAAACGGTTAACTAATTAAATACACATGGACTTTATAGACTACTTAACAGAAGCACCGGAAAAACACGGCGTACTTGCGTATGGCCGTATGAATCCACCTACAAAGGGTCATGAGCAGGTAATTAATAAAGTCATGTCTGCTGCTAAAGAATACAGTGCTGGTCACAAAGTAGTTCTTTCTCATTCTCATGATACTAATAAGAACCCATTACCTGCTGATATTAAGGTAAAGCATGCCAAGCGTGCATTTCCTGGTACCCACATTGAAGCAGCTACTAAAGAAGCACCAACCATTCTACATCATGCAGCAGCAATGCATGAGCACGGTGTAACGAACTTACATGTTATTGCTGGTTCTGATCGTGTAGAAGAATATCACAAATTACTTCATAAGTATAATGGGGTAAAAAGCGGGCACGGTCATTATAATTTTAAATCTATTCAAGTACATTCCTCTGGTGAAAGAGATCCTGATGCAGAAGGTACCTCTGGTATTTCAGGTACTAAGATGCGTGAGCATGTAGCAGCCGGCAGGAAGAGTAAATTCCATGCCGGTCTTCCTTCTAAGATGAAGCCAGAACACA